ACCCCTGAAGTAACGGGGCGATGAGTGCGCAGCGTTGTTTCGCCGGCTTATTATGTGGGGCGCGGGCGCTTGCGTCTCTGGACCTGAACGCCATCGCCGGTGTAACTGGTGTAACTGTAGAACCCGGTCGAGCACACACGGCACTTGTGCCGGCGTTCGTAGGCGTCGGGCCTACGTTCTGTCGAGGTGACGTGGTTATGGGCGTTTGTGCAGGCAGGGCAATGAACCACGCCCGGCACTGGCGGTATTGATAGCCCCCCGGATTTGTAACTATCAACGGAAGGGGCGATTTTTGAGCGTTGCCCGTGGCGGATTGCACCTATCACGATCTCGGCTGTATCTAGCCTACCATCGCACGAGAGGCATGTTCTGTAACGCTTGACCATGTAACGCCCTTGCGGGCTCGTTGTCTCTTGCGTGCTACGAACGGCAGTCTTGCCGCCGCATGAAGGGCATTTGAAGGCCATTTTTACAAACCCATGTCCTACTATCCACCGTATATGTAAATGACCGGGCAATGTGCTGTCAAGATGGTAGGGGGTTTTTTCTGGAATGTCGTTATGGTTCAATGGGTTAGGCCCATCTACCATGCCTATTATCCTATTATCCCTACCAATTTGATACACCCCACCTAAATCTACCATCCACTTTTACAGAAATGAAGGGTAGATAATAGGTTTATAGATTTTGGGTAGATTATGGGGGGGCTTATCTAAATGATTAATAGAACATTATGAATTATAGATATAGATAGCCTACCCACGACTGCCGTTTCCAGCCCTGCCTACCCATGGCCTTACAGATACCGATGATAGATAATACCATCGACATTTGTAAAGCCGCTGGTAGGGTCCGACCCTACCAGCGAACCATTGCGTTACCTAGCCGGGTAACTCCTCCAACTGATGGTCCAATGGCCAAGCCGGAGCTCGCCGCCATACCTTGTGCTGCGGAATAGGAAGCGCCGCCGCGCCGCCGTTCGCCTGATGGTCATCGGCCCACAACCACGACTTGCCCTAGCCTGCAACCATTGGCCCGCCAGTCGGCTTCCTGCTTTGCCAGTGCGCCTTGCATCGGGCGATAGCCGGCCTTGCAATAGCGGGGCTTCGGCCCGGTCGGCTGGGGCGGAAGCTTGGTCACCTTGCCCTGATAGGCGTTGACCGCATCACGCATGGCGGCCAAGTCGGGCTTGGCGAGATAAGCCGACTTGGTATATTCCAGCCGGCCGGCTTCGCGGATTTGCGATAGCGCCAGTTTGGCGCGAACCGGATTTTGTGCCATGATAGCTCTCCACCGTCCTTTGGAAAGTTACTCCGAAGAGTAACCATGCAAAGGACGCGCCCCCGGCCGGGTTTCCCCAGTCGAGGGCGCAATTCGTCAGAACCATCACACAATCGCACCGTGTAATGGTTCAGTGGTTTGATGATACCAACGATGACTTGTCGAAGGGCCTAGCCTTTCCCGCATGAGGCGGGTCGCGATTAGGGTTTCGGCTTCACACTGCTCGCGCAGCTCGCTAGGCAGCGTCACCCGTCACAGTGACTTCACCTTAGCGATTAGGCCCCGGTTCCCACGTATCGCACCCGTGGGGGTCCCCTAACCCCAGCCTTTTTCATAAGTCCGCCCGGCTGGAGGGCGCGCCCGTCACGCAGGGCCAGCTATTCATGGTGCAAAGAACCGGCAGCCCCATGCTGCCAACCCGAGTATCGGGGTTTGAGCCGCTTGCGCCGTATTGCGCTCGCCATCCTCTGACCTAGCAATGGGGAGGGGGTTACCCCCGGGGGTAACTGGACAGGGGGGAGGGGGGGCCGCCCCCGCCTTCTCAGGGACCCTGAGAATACCTAGACCACCAAACCACTTTGTTACTCCAGAATTACACCATTGTAACTTGACACACCCCCTCCTCTCTGCCATCGTGCCCATCCTACGAAGGACCCGCCAGATGGAGGAGCTGACACTTGCCGGATGGGTCACCCTCACCGCCATCGTCGTCACGCTCATCATCATCGCCCTGAGGTTGAAATTCGTGAAGGGCACATCCTCGAAAGGCCGGAAATGAACCCCCAAGTGGTTCTATGGCTGATCCTCGTTTCCACTCTGCCGCTGGCCCTGTGGGCGTGGACGAGCGCCTACCGCTTCCGTGCCGGCGTCATGACCTTCTTCTTCGCTGTGTGCTGGCTGATGCTGTTTCTCGGGCTGGTCGTGTATGCCGCCCTAAGGAGGGGTTGATGATCCACCGTGTCATTCTCGATCGTGGCGTCGAGCAGCAGATGGAAATCCGCGATTACGAGCGGATGGAGGATGCCCAGCAGCGCATCGCCGAGCTGCAGAAGGAATATGGTTGCGGGGTCAAGGACTTCATCGACGACGAGGGGGTATACAACTTCGTCCTGCAGCCGAGCCCCAAGCCCGCTGAACCTCCCCCCGCCAGAACCAAGCCTGCCAGAACCAAGCGGAAGACTGCCGGGAAGAGCTGATGGGGTCCCGAAGTGCGCTGCGCTACGATGCGCTCATCAGGTCGGGCCGGAGGTGTTTCTGGTGCGACCGAGTGCTTCACCCGGACTGGGCAGGGCGAAAACGCGGTGTTCCTCCCCCGCCCCATGCGCTGACCCTCGACAGGCTGATACCGGGGTGCCAAGGGGGCCTATACACACTGCTGAACGTCGTTGCCTCCTGCGTGAAGTGCAACTCGGAGCGCGGCAGCATACCCGCTCCCGTGTTCCTCATCATGAAGCGCCACCCCGAAATTGCTGCCATCGCACCAATGCTGGAGTATGACGATGAAGCCTAACAGGCCCGTTACCCCCGCCGAGGTGTTCGATCTGGCCGGGCACAAGCTCGCCTCTCCCGGTCACCCCGATCCGTTTATCGTGGAGCTGCTGGAGGAAGCGCTTGCCCGTGCGAAGGCGGGGGACCTCGATGGCCTCGTTCTCGCCACGAGCTTTCCCAACGGGTCGGCCAGAGTGGGCACCGCCGGCGTGATTACCTACGCGCTTCTGGGTGCGGCCGCGTGTGGACAGGCCCACCTGATGCGCGAACTCGACGAGGAGGACTGACGATGCCGAAAATGACGGGTGCGAAGATGGTTGAGAGGACGGCTGAGAACATGACCGATGGCCCTGTTCCCGTGGACAAGGTTCTCGATGGTGCCAAGGGCCTCAGAGAGGTCCTTGTGCTGGGCGTGGACGCCAACGGGAAGTCCTATGCGGCCTGCTCCACGGGAGACATGCAGTTCGCCGTCTATCTGTGCGAACTGTTCAAGCACAAGCTCCTGTCGGGAGAGTATGTCGGCTGAGCTCAGGTCCAAGCGCGGGAGGGCATACGCTCCCGCACCACTCTCGGCTTGCTCTGGAGCTTGCGGGCGAGGAGCGTGGTGACCATACCACCATGAGCCGCCAGCGCCGCGTATTGCAGCGCGTCCACGGGGTGGGAAAACTTGTTCTTCTCGGGCGTGGGCTTGCGCTGCCCGCTGCGGGTCTTGGCGTAGCGGTAGCCGCCTGACATAGCCCTGACGAGCGTGGGGCACCTCTGCCGGTCGAAGACGATAGCCGGTCCACCGTTACGCTGCCCCATGAGAAACGCCTCCACGGCCCGTATGCGCGGGTCCAGATCGTTGGTGGGGGCGGGGAAAGTCATGAAGCCCATGCGCTTGATGGCGTCGAAACTGGTCTCCTCGTAGATGCTGTCCTTGGCCTTGCCCGCCGGATCGCCGATCAGCGCGACCGGGCGGCCGAAATAGCGCTGGTTCATCAGCCGGGGGCGTAGCGAGCGCTCCAAATGCAGCTCCAGCCCGATGTCCTCCGCCTCGACCTCTTCGAGAACGAGCAGCCTGCCATTGTGGTCGAGCTGGCAGATGATGCTCCACGGGTCGCGGCCGAAATCCTGTCCGACGATGAGGGGGTGGCCGTAGACCGGCTCCAGAGTGTCGGCGACGTGGAAAGGGCGTCCGTCGTCGCCCCTGAAGCGGAAGCTGTCGCGGAACACCGCCGTGCCCGAGGGGTCATCGCCATACTGGGCGTGGACGTAGCGCTTGCACCACTCGGCCGTGTTCGATCGGATGAAGCGCTCGTAATAGGTGCGCCCTTGCGCCAGCCGGACCGGATGATCGGGCGGGTAGCGCAGCGTCTCCGGGGTCTGGGTGAGCCATTCGAGGTTCTCGGCGTCCGGGCTCATGCCGCCGGGCTGGATGAAGATCGACCAGTCGGGCGGGGTCTCCAGCTCCATGAACTTGTGCCAGTCGGAGCCCTCGGGGGGCATGTTGGTGTCGGCGATGATGCCGAACCACGACGCACCGCCCTGAGCTGCGGAGGGGAAACGGCCGACACGTCCGGCGAGCGGAGATATGACGCCGACATCCATCTCGATCGCCTCGGAGAGCCATGCGCCGGTAAGCTGCATGGACAGCAGGCGCGCTTGGTCATCCGGGTTGTCGAGGGGGATGAGGAGCCATTCCGAGCGAACATCTCCGATCGAGATGTAGATCGTGTGGTCGGAGACCTTGAACTCGGCGACGCCCGGAAGCCATGCGAGGATGTCCTTCAGCACGGTGTCCTTGATCTGCTTCAGCGTCTGGCGGACGATGGCGAAACGGGTGTAGCGGATGCCGTCGGGAGCCGCCTGCTGTTCACACGCCCGCCTGAAGAGCTCGAAGAGGCACGCCGTCGTCTTGCCCGATCCGACCGGCCCGGCGATCAGCCTGCCGAAGGACGTGCTCTTCATGAAACGCGCGCACGTCGGGGGTGCGGCGTAGTTGATCGTGGTCATCAATGCACCGGGAAGTTGATCGTGTTCTGCAGATCGAGGGTGAACCAGAACCCGACGGGGTGGTGAGCGACGGCGACAATGGCGAACTCGGGGTCATCCGTCTCGTCGCCGTCTATGTCGAGCATGGAGTCGATGGTGGCGATATGCCCGTCCATCATGCGGACGAGGTGGTTCTCCAGATCGTAGCTGTGAACATACCAGCTCGGCTGGGTCTTCTCGGCGTCCGGGGGCGTCGGGGTCTCAGTCATTCGGGGTGGCCTCGATTACCTTCGGGGTAACTTCCTTCTCGAACTTGAGCTGGTTGTCGGAGCCGAGGTTGATGGTCACCGAGAATTTCTCGCCAACGCCGCCGTTTATCTCGGCGTTGTTCAGCCCCATGCCCGCGATGCGGGCGATGAGCTTGCCGAGCTCGACCTTGGCGGAGAGGTTCTCGCCCTTGTCGTGCAGCCGCCCCATCGCCTCGGGCATCCACTCCTCGATCATGGCTGCGGCCTTGAGCTTGGTGCGCTCATGCGTGTTGACCGCGCTCTGCCACGCCTCGATCTCGGTCTTCAGGAGGGACTGGAACCGGGGGTCCGTCCTGATCCGCTCCCATTCCAGCTCCGTCACACCATAGCGTGTCAGGATGTCCCCGAGCTCGTGGTGGTCGATCGCGATCTCGCGGGCCAGCTTCACGTATAGAGCGTCAGTCCGTGGCAGGAGGGCTACGTTGGCTTTGTCCATGTCGCCTTCACATCATAACGGGTGGGCTTGTTCTTCTCTTCGTTGTAGTCTAGTTACGGCTCATGGTCGATACCCACGCCGGAATGGGTGTGCTCAACGTCATTCCTCCAGCTCGTCTGGAGGAGCAGATCAAGGCACGCGATGAGAGTCGTGCGCTCGCTCTCCGCGAGCCCGAGGTGGACACGACCCAGCTTGCCGGGTTCATCCGCAGAGAATACGAGCACTTCCAGAGACATAGGAACGACGCCAAGGCTGGTTGGTCGAACCGGCTTTTGGCCGCCATGCGCGCCTTTGCCGGCGAGTATGATGCGGAAACGCTGGCCGCGATCAAGAAGTTCGGCGGCAGCGAGGTATACGCTCGCATCATCGCCATGAAGTGCCGAGGAGCCAGCTCGCTCCTGCGCGACGTGTATCTGGCTCCTGACCGCTCGTGGGGCATTCACCCGCCCGCTGACCCTGATGTTCCGCCTGACGTGACCGGGGTTATCCAGCAGCTCGTCATGTCGGAGCTTCAGGAGCTCGCCGCTCTGGGCGGGCCGCAGCCCGATCCCGGGGCCATCCGTGACCGCGTGGCCCAGCTCATAGACGCTGCGCGTCAAGCGGAGAAGAAACAGGCCGCCAAGCGCGCCCAGATCGCTCAGGACCGCATCGACGAGATGCTTGAGGAGGGCGGCTTCTACAAGGCGCTCGCCGAGTTTCTGGTTGATCTGCCCCTATTCCCGTTCGCCTGCATCAAGGGGCCTGTCGTCCGCATGGTGCCGAGCGTGGACTGGTCGAGCGGGCAGCCGGCGACGGTGGAGAAGCCCCGGCTGTGCTGGAACCGTATTTCCCCGTTCGACCTCTACTGGACCCCCGGGGTCGCCGACATCGAGGATGCCGCCGTCATAGAGCGCACCCGGCTGACCCGCGCTGACCTCAACGATCTTCTGGACCTCCCCGGATATGACCATGACGCCATCCGGGCCGTGCTCGATGAACATGGGCGCGGGGGGCTCAACGACAATTACGACACCACGGACAGTGAACGAGCCCAATACGAGAACCGGGAAAACCCTGTCTTCAACACCTCCGGGCTGATCACCTGCCTCGAATACCACGGCAACGTGCAGGGGCGGATGCTGGAGGAGTATGGGTTCGCCGTCGAGGACCCGCTGCGTGACTACATGGTTCAGGTCTGGCTCATCGGCCGCCATGTCATCAAGGTCCAGCGCTCGCCCTCCCCGCGCAAGCGCCACCCCTATTTCGTGACGAGCTTCGAGAAGGTGCCGGGAACGCCGGTGGGCAACGGCCTGCCGGACATCCTCTCGGACATTCAGGAGGTGTGCAACGCCACCCTCCGGGCGCTGGTCAACAACCTCTCGATCTCTTCCGGCCCGCAGGTGGTCATCAACGCCGATCGTCTGGCCGCTGGCGAGGACCCGGAGGAGATGTATCCGTGGAAGCGCTGGCTAACGACCTCCGACGACATGGGCAACAACACCCAGCCGCCCATCAGCTTCTTCCAGCCCGGCTCCAACGCCGGCGAGCTCCTCGCCGTCTATCGCGAGTTCAACAACATCGCCGATGACCTCTCCGCGATCCCGAAATACCAGACGGGT